CCCCGCTGTGCCCGCGAACATCGCCACGTCCTCTGGGACCGCCGGGGAGGTTGACGTCAGCTGGGACGCCTCCACCAATGCTGTGGAGTATGTCCTGTATGCCAGCGGAACCCCTGGCTTCACGCCGGGGGCATCCAACGAGGCGTTCCGGGGCGCTGCGCTTGGGGTGAACATCTCCGGCCTGACGCCCGGTGACACTGTCTACTTCCGCCTGGTGGCTGAGGACAGCTATGCGGGCGGAGACGGATACAACATGAGCACTGAGTTCAGCCAGCTGGTTTCATAGGGAGACGGCAATGACCATCAGCAACTTCGACATCCAGAGGCTCCTGAAGGCCGGGGGCCGGTACGGGGGAGCCCTTGACGGGGACCTCGGGCCCAAGAGCATGAGGGGGGTGGACGGCCTCCTTGAGTCCCGGGCGGCTGAGGTCGCGGGACAGTACAAGCGCTGGGGGGAGCGCCGCAGGGCTGTCGCAGCCTTCCAGCTCATCCTGAAGCATGCTGGCTTCCCTGACGTTGGCGTGATCGACGGCCTGGTTGGGCCCGACACCGTCCAGGCCTACAGCGAGTGGGACCACCTCCAGAGGGAGGGTGAGCGCCCTGCTGCCTGGCGTCCTGACGATGAGCCGGAGGACGGCCCCGTTGTCGAGAACAGCTGGGGACCGCAGCGTGACATGGACCGGCGCTATGGACCCGCCGGGGGACCTCAGTGTACAGCAGGCAAGGTGGACCTCCCGTTCACCATGCGCATCGCCTGGGACAAGCGGTCCACCATCCGGCGCTTCTCCTGCCACGAGGAGGTGGCCCTGAGCGCTGAGAGGGTGTACGCCAGGGTGGCGAGTGCCTACAGCCCGGAGGCCATCAGGGGGCTGGGGATTGACCTGTTCGGGGGATGCTACAACTACCGCAAGAAGCGGGGCGGCTCAACCCTGTCAACGCACGCCTATGGCCTCGCCATCGACACGGACCCGGAGCGCAACCAGCTGAGGTGGACCCGCAGCCGGGCACGCCTCGCCCAGCCCGATGCGCTGGAGTTCTGGCGCTGCTGGGAGGCAGAGGGCTGGCTCAGCCTCGGGCGGGCACGCGACTTTGACTGGATGCACGTCCAGGCCCCTGGGCTCTGAGCGGCTATCCCCGCAGGCCCGGGCGGGGTATAGTTCCCGGGACCACAACAAGGAGAACCAGAATGAACACCTATGACACCAAGGGCATCTTTGCCTCCAAGACCGTCTGGGGCGGCATTGTTGCCCTCCTCGCTGGCGGCGCTGCCATCTTCGGGTACAGCGTCAGTGAGATTGACCAGGCCTCCCTCACCGAGGCCATTGCCGGCATCGCCTCGGCAGTTGGTGGCATCATCGCCATCTATGGCCGTGTGACCGCAACCAAGGCAATCGGCAAGTGAGCTGGCTTGCGCTCCTCCGGGCGCTCCTCAGCCTCGCATCCTACGTGGCCACCCGCGTCCGGGATGAGGAGCTGAGGGCGTCCGGGGAGGCGCGGCTGGTCACCCGCCAGCTGGAGGACCTCCATGAACGAATGTACAAGGCTTCCCTCGCTCGCAGTGATGAGCCTCCTCCTGACCGGCTGCGCGATGATGATGGACACCGCCGGGACTGAAGCCCCGCCCGAGGGAGCCCGGCCCCTGGCCGTCTGCGGCAGCTGGCTGCCCATCAGCTGGTCCTCCCGGGACACTGACCAGACCATCCGGGAGGCCAAAGCCAACAACAGGGCGCGGGAGGGATGGGGCTGCCCGTCTTAACTTCGGGGTGTGCCGTCTTAACTTCGGACCCACACCGCCTGCCTAAGTTAAGACGCACAAGTGTTTGAAGACGCTGGATGAATCTGCCCCGTCTTAACTTTCTCCACTTTCTTACCCAGGGCGGGGTTCGCCCGGCAGGGAAGTTAAGACTGCCCTCCCCTATTTAAGTTAAGAAAGTTAAGGAAGTTAAGTTTTGCCTGGGGGGTCAACGGCTTATGCGGAACGGCTTCCCTGTGGGCGGGGGCGTGAAGTTAAGAAAGCCGTTCCGCTGCTACAGCCCTTTTGGGCTTCCTCCCTCCTCCCCGCCCGGGTAGGATCGGGGCCTGAGAAATGGAGGACCCCTTGAGCTACCAGTTCCACACAAAACCGTTTGCGCACCAGGCAGAGGTCTGGGAGGCGTCCCGCGACCTGAATGCCTTTGCGGCCTTCTGGGAGCAGGGCACTGGCAAGTCCAAGCTGACCATCGACACCCTCGGGCACCTCTACACCGAGGGCGAGGTTGACGCTGCGATCATTGTTGCCCCGAATGGGGTACACCGCAACTGGATCACGGATGAGCTCCCGACGCACCTGAGCCCAGACATCCCCCTGCTGGCGCACGCATACTCCGCCCCGAGCGCCAGCGCCAAGTGGCACGACGCGGCTGTGGCTGGGCTCCTCAACCACCGGGGGCTCCCCCTCCTCGCCATCAGCTATGATGCCTGGATGACTGACAAGGGCAAGAAGGCTGTCTGGAACATGATGCGCAAGCGGCGCGTCCTCCTTGCCCTTGACGAGAGCCACCGCATCAAGACGCCCTCTGCCCGGCGCACCCGCTCCATCCTGGCCGGGGGCAAGCATGCCCCCTACCGGCGGGTGCTGAGCGGGACGCCTGTGACCAACGGGCCGTTCGACATCTACACCCAGGTGGCCTTCCTGGACCCTGAGTTCTGGAGGCGTGAGCTGGACATCGCCAGCTTCACGGCCTTCAAGTCCTTCTTCGGGGTTTGGGACAAGGGGTGGAACAATGCCCAGAAGCGCGAATTTGACATGCTGGTTGGGTACCAGAACCTGGACCACCTGGCCGATGCCATCAAGCTCATCAGCTCCCGGGTGACCAAGGATGACGTCCTGGACCTCCCGCCCAAGCTGTTCACAAAGCGGTACTATGAGATGAGTCCGGCACAGCGCCGGGTTTACGACAGCGTTGAGGGCGAGTTCATGGCCTGGCTAGACAGCGGGGAGCTGGTGACGGCCCCCCTGGCGATCACTCGCATGCTGCGCCTCCAGCAGGTCCTGTGCGGGTACATCCCAGTGGACGGGGAGGACGAGCCGACAGAGCTGATTGAGAGGGACAAGAACCCCCGGCTCAGGCTCCTCCGGGACACCATGGAGGACGTCAACGGCAAGGCGATCATCTGGGCCACCTGGACCCGGGACATTGAGATGATCCTCCACATGCTCAGGGAGATGGGTCGCAACCCCGTCCGGTACGATGGGCGCGTGAGTGACGATGAGCGGCAGCGGGCCAAGGACGCCTTCAAGCACGGTGACGCAACCGACTTTGTTGCCAACTCCCAGATGAGCGAGGGCCTCACCCTCAACGAGGCCAAGACAACAATCTACTACAACAACAGCTACAAGCTCATTGACCGGCTCCAGACAGAGGACCGCAACCACCGCATCGGCCAGGATGACCACGTGACCTATGTTGACCTGGTCTGCCCCGGGACGCGGGATGAGAGGGCCATTGACGCCCTCGTGGCCAAGCTGGACGTGGCCAACGTGATCATGGGCGACAAGCACAAGGAATGGATCAAATGACTGTCTACATCGTACAGGACCACCGGCGCTACAACCGGGACACGGGCCAGTATGAGCCTGTCCACGACCTGACCCCGGCGGAGGAGTATGGGCCGCTGAAGTACCTCCTGAGCCCCACGGCAGCGCCCTGGAGCCCGGAGACGGTGATGCCTGAGCTCTGGGAGGGCCTGGCGGACTTCGGGGACGGTGACCACCTCCTCCTGACTGGAAACCCCATCCTCATCGGTTGGGCAACTGCTGTGGCTGCGGACTTCAATGACGGGCGGGTGAACCTGCTCCAGTGGCATGGGCGTGAGCGGCGCTACACCCCTGTGTCCGCTCAAGTGTTTCAGGTTGACCCGGACCAGCCCCGGGGGTAGGCTCTGGGGGCGGAGAAAAGGAGAACCATTGATGACCGGATATGAAGAATTTGCCCAGGCTCCTCTGGGGGACAACATCCTCGCCCAGATCGCACAGACGGCCCGGGACATCCTGGAGGCGCAGGCCCTCGTGAGGGAGCGGGAGGAGGCCCTGAAGGACGCCCAGAAGGCCCTCCGGGTGCTCCAGCAGGAGACAATGCCCGAGCTGATGACCAGTGCTGGACAGGAGGCCCTGACGACCATTGACGGCCTCAAGGTGTCGATGAAGACAGGCACCCAGTGGCGTCCTGACCAGGACCAGAAGGCCCTGACCGTGAAGTGGCTTGAGGACAACGGCCATGCCGGGATCGTCAAGCGGGAAGTCAAGGTGGCAATGGGGAAGGTGAGCCAAGAGCAAGTTGACGAGCTGGCCGGGAAGTTGGTGACCATGGGGTGGTCCCCGGCGGCAAAGCTGGATGTCCACCCCCAGACCTTCGGGGCGCTGGTCCGGGAGCTGCTTGCCAAGGGCGAGGACGTGCCGCTGGCCGACATGGGTGCTGAGGTGACCAAGTTTGCGGACGTGAAGCCCGCCAAGTGAGATACCGCCACCTGGTCTAACGGTGGGAGGCCCCCCTGCTCGGGGGAAGCGCGATGAGCCGGGGCGCTACAACCCGCCTCACATTGAGAGGAGAAGCCGCATGGCTGACAAGACCAAGACTGAAGTTGCGACAAAGGACCAGGCCGGGCTCCCGGCTGAGTACGCCGGGCTGGAGGACTACGCAGGGCAGGGCCTTGACGACCTCGACAGCTCTGACCGCTCTGTCCCGTTCCTCAAGGTGCTGGAGAAGAACAGCCCCGAGATTGAGAGCGTGGACGGTGCCAAGGCGGGCATGATCATCGACACGTCCACCAACCGGCTGTATGAGACCATCCGGTTTGTCCCGGCCTGCCGGGAGCATGCGTTTGTCGAGTGGGTCCCCATCGACAACGGTGGCGGCCTGGTGGCATCCTACGGGATGGGCGAGGACATCGCCAAGTGGGCCAAGACCCAGCGGGGCAAGATCAGCCTGCGGAACGGCAACGACCTCGTTGAGACGTTCTACCTGTTCGGCATCCTCCTTCCCGAGGAGGGCGATGATGAGTCGGAGCCCAAGCCGGTGGTGATCAGCTTCACCTCCACCCGGATCAAGACCTACAAGAGCATCGTCAACCGCTCTGACAGCATCATGCTGATGGGGGCCGGGGGCCGCAAGTTCAAGGCCCCGTGGTTCTGCCACGTCTGGCGCATCGGGACCCTGAAGAAGGTGGATGGAAACCAGTCCTGGTTCCTGTACACCGCAGAGTTCGACAGCCCCAACAAGGATGCCGCCGGTGCCCGCCTCCCGGCGGACAGCGAGGTTGTCCAGATGGGGGCTGAGATGGTCCGCCAGAAGTCCTCGGGCGAGCTGAAGATGGCCCAGGAGGGTGTCGCTGGTGAGCAGCCGGACACTCCCCCGGCATCGGGTGGCGGATACTCCGGCGGGGGCAGCTCCGGCGGTGGGGATGATGAGCCCCCCTTCTGAGGGGGCCGTCAGCAACTGGTCGATGTCCCATCCCACTGGGACGCCCCTAGCATGCTGGGGTTCGGCTGAGGCAGGGCGAGCGGCGCAAGCCATCTATGACTCCTGCTGCCAGCGCTGAGGAGCGCACCCCCGGGACGCCGCATGCCGGACCCGGGGGACCTTACACAGAAATGGAGGACGTGCGATGACACGCAAGGCAAGACTGAAGGCGATGGCCCCCAAGGGTCACCCAACAGGCCAGATCGGCCGCAAGGGAGAGTACCAGCGCCGACAGCTCGGGGCAGTGCTCAGGGGCGAGCGCGTCCTGAGCTACCACGCCACCAAGGGCTGGCGCAACCGCCGGGTGTGAACCCGGCCTGAGAAATGGAGCAC